TATTTACATTATCATTATTTAGATTATTATTATTTATATTATCATTATTTATATTATCATTATTTACATTATCATTATTTAGATTATTATTATTTATATTATCATTATTTACATTATTATTATTTATATTATCATTAATCATATTATTATCATTAATATTTATAATAATATTATTATCTATATTACTATCATTCATAATATCCATAATTTAATAATATGTATATCTTATTATGAGTAATAATATTATTATTGATAAAATAATCACAATTAAATCCCTAATATCGAAACAACGCATTATTTTATTTTTTTTATTGTAAATAATATTTGATAATTTAATTGAATTACTAATTGCCGATTCAACAGATGTAAAAGAATTTTTATGTTTACCATTATGAGTTCCTAATGTATAAAAATTATCATAATTTTTACTTTTAAATGAAATATAATTTATTTTTGGAACTTTTATATATGATTTTTCATTAGATTTCCATATTTTTTCATTTTCATCATAATAATTATTTATAAAATATAATGTTGGTTTAGGAATATTTTTATATATAACTCTTAATTGTTTTAAAACATTTTCTACTAATTCTTCTTTTGTATTACATTCATTTGCTGTTTTATTAGAATATGAATTTTTAGTATTAGTATATATAATAGCACAACTTATTACAGTTTTAGATTTACTTTCCTTAAATTGCATAAATTTAGTTAAATTAGTAGTAATAAGTCCCCATTCAGTTTTAACATTAAATTTATCTATATCATCAATTAAATTATTCATTTGACTATCCCAATGGAATGTTATAGATATATATTCATTATATTTAGTCTTATTAGAAAAATTTTTTAAATTATTAAAAGGACCAAAAGCATTTTTAATATTAGAATTATCATTATTTTCTAAAATATTAACAAGATTTTCAGGAGGTATTGCAAATATAAATTTATCACCTTTAATTTCAGTTCCATCATTTAAAATAATTTTTTCAATTTCTTTATTATTTTTTTCAATAATTTTATTAACTCCATTATTTATTATAAATTTTACATTATTTCCTTCTAAATATTTTTTCCAATATTTAAATAAACCTTCATCATTTGGTATTTTTGGTATATATGCTGAATATAACATTGTTTGTATTGATAAATTTATAAATTGATTTAAAGAAATACGAGTACTATCACCACCATCAAAACTTTTACACATAGTATCAATTATATTTTTAGTTTTTTCAGAAAAATTATTATTAGTCATATAATCATTCATACTAATATCAATACCATGATTATTAAAAAATATAACAAAAAAGAAATCTCTAATTATATATAATAATTCACTAATAGAAAAAATATTTTCTTCAAATAATAATTTATTAGAAACTTGTAATAATGAATAATTCTTTGAAAAAAGTTCATAAAAATTTAAATTCATTGTTTTTAAAAGTTTAATAAAATTTACATAATTATTAATATAAATTCTTGGTCCATGTTCACAAAAATAATATTCTTTTTTATATTCTTGTCTATTTACTTTATGACATCCTCCTATAGTATTATCTTTATCTATAATTATTATTTTATCTTTTGGATTTGCTAATAATGAATAATTAGCAAAAGCTAAACCAGCAACACCTGCACCAACTATAATTGTATTATAATTAATAGAAGTCATTCTTAATTATAAATATAAAAATAATTATTATATAAACAAATAAAATTATAATTTCTTTTTAATATTTAATTTAACTTTATTTTTATTTTTAACAAATACACTTGGATCATATTCTTCTTCATCTTCTTCTTCATAAAATAATGTATTTGATCGTTTTTCTTTTTCTAATGCACATAAATTCCAAAGATCTGGAGAACATAATTTAAAATTTCCTGGTTCTTTTGCTTTATACCATTTAACTTGATCTTCTAATTTATTACTTTGAACTTTATTATCTATTACTAAACAATTATAATCATCACTACATGCACTTAAAACATTACAAAAAGTATTAAAATCATTAAAAACACCAGCATAATGATTATATATTTTTTCTCGTTCTTTTATTAAATTATTTTTAAAAATAAAAACATAATCAATATTATTTCTTAATATGGGTGGTAATCCTAAACAATATTGCATTGTTATTAAAAAAAATATTTTATAATGTCGTCCATTCATAAATATACTTCTAATATTTTTATCATTTGGCCATGTTTTATCATATAAACAATCATCTAATATTAAAAATGCTCTACTATCTATATCAGATGTTCCATATTTTTTTAACTGATCATTTTTTTGTTTATTAATATTTATTTGTCTATCTAAAAATTTTTTTATAATTGGAGGTTCATATTCATCATAAATCAAAAAATCTGGAACAAATTTACTAAAAAAATTATTAGCTTGTTCTGTTGGTGATATTACTATTCCTGCACTTAATGATGAATGATAACTTAATATATCCTTCATACAATAAGATTTACCTGTATTTCTTTTACCTATAAAAACGACAACCGAATCATCTTTTATACAAGATGGGTCAAATTTTTTTAATTCTAATTTCATTTATTATTATAATTATTATAATATTTATTTATATAAATATGTATTTTTATTAAATTTATGCGTATAAATATTATTTATTAATCATTTAATATTAATTAGAACATTAATAATTATGGAATATTATATTATATCTTTAATATTTACTATTATATTTTTTGGAATTATACAATATTTTGAATATAATAAAATAAATAATGAAATTGAATATTCGAATGAATATATTGAACCTTATTCTTTATTTAAAACAAATAATTATCTTTTATTTGCTATAATTTATTTAGTATTAACTATAATTGCTTATTATTTATATTCATCTAATTTTAAATTATTTTCATTATTTGATTATAAAAAAAATGAACAAATTAATAAAATAAATAATATAAGTGAACCTTCTATTAAAGAAGAAATAAATCCTCAAATATTATCTAAAATAAATGATAATTTTGATATAGGTTTTGATCCATTTAATAGTGATGATACTTCAAATTCTAGTTTAAGTTCAAAAGAATAAATATATTTTTATATTACTATTAAAATTATATTTTAGAAAAATAAATAATTTTAAAATTGTTTTTGTTTTTTTTGTAATTTATCTTTTTTTTATACTTTTTAAATTATTACTATTAAAATTATATTTTTGAAAAATAAATAATTTTAAAATTGTTTTTGTTTTTTTTGTAATTTATCTTTTTTTTATACTTTTTAAATTATTTTTTATTTATTGTAAAAATAGCATCAATTAAACTGTCATAAGTTAAATCAAATATTTTATCTTGATATGTATTTTTATAATTATCGCCTTTTATATCACTAACTATAATGTTTTTAATATTATATTTCAAATGAAAAATTTCTATAAGTGATATAATAAAAACTATATATATAAAATATAAATATAATATAATAAAAATATCTTTAATTTTAATAATAAAATTATTAGGATAAAAAGATAATATTGGTAATATTTTAAGAATAAAAAGTAATAAAATATATTTAATAGCATTTTTAATAGTAAAATTTGTTTTATAAATTAATAAAATAAGAATAATTAAATTTTGTATAAAAGTAATTATTAAAGCAAATAATGGACTATATATTGTAATAATATTAAATTTATATAATAAATACCATAAAAAAACTATTAATGAAAATGTAATATCACTAATAATAAATAAATTTAAATCTTTTAATTTAATATTTTCACCTTTATAAGTAATATTTATCATTTCTATTTATAAAAAATTATATTTATTAAATTGTATTAATAAATTAATAAATTAATAATAAATGATTTATTTTTAATATAAATAATGTTGTTCAAACAAATGAATACATTTATTGAAAATGATCATTTTGATGATGAATATGTAGAGGAAGAATACACCGAGGATGATATTTATTCTCAAGCAAGTACTGCAGATGAAGATCCTGATATATCAGAACTTTCTGAATGGATATATAATCATCATTATAATGATTGTTATTATTATAGATTTATTCCAGAAAGATATATTGATGATATTGATAATGATAGACATGTTTTAGATTATATTTTATATAGTTTACAACAAAGATTACCAGCTAGTGATTTTTTAAGAATAAATGGTAATTATATAGAAATAATCCATAATAGAAAATTATTTTCAATATCATTTAATGAAGGACAAAGAGGAATAGCTTGGAGGATTGTATTTATTGAATAAAAAATATAAAAAAATAAAAAAAACAAAATATAATATTTTGTTTTTCTTTTTTGTTTTTATTTATAATAAAGTATTATTTAAATATTCTATTATATTTTCATAAGAATATATAATTTTATCATTTGTATATAAATTAATATCACTTGAAACAAATGTATCATTATTTATTTGTTTAAAAATATAAATAAAATCATAAACATATAAATATAATAATTCTTCACGACCATTATAATTAGATCTATCATCAATTTTATATTTAATATTATGTTCTTGAAACCATTTACAAATTTTAAATATAAAGTCAACATTATCGTCATTATCATCATCATCAAAAGAATTAGAATAAATATCTGTCATTAAAAATTGATAAATAAAAATAAAAAAATAATAAATCATTTTTTAATTAATTTGTCTTGAAAATCTTAACAAATTTATATTTAAGAATAAAATAATAAATAATAAATGATATTAAAATAATGATAATAGATGATTATTTAAATTATCAAGATGAATATAAAATAAAATATGGAGAAAATACTTTAATATTAATGCAAGTAGGTTCTTTTTTTGAATTATATTCAATATATGAAAATTGTCCATTTATATATAAAATAGCAGATATATGTAATATTCAGGTATCAAAAAAGAATAAAACTATTAAAGAAGTTTCAAAAAATAATCCATTAATGGCAGGATTTCCATTATATGTTTTAAATAAATTTATACAAATATTACTTCAAAATAATTATACAATAGTATTAATAGAACAAGTAACACAACCACCTAATCCAGAAAGAAAAATAACAGAAATAATAAGTCCATCAACAAATATGAATATTACTTCTAAAAAAAGTAATTATATAATGGTTTTTTATTTTGAAGTAATTAATGAATTATTAATAGTAGGTATAAGTGGTGTAGATTTAACTACAGGTAAATCATTTATATATGAAAATTGTTCATCTAAAAATGATCCACAATTTACATTAGATGAATGTTATCGTTTATTAACAACATATAATCCAAGTGAAATATTATTATTATCAGATGAAATAAGTGAAGAATATAAAAATTTAATTTTAAATATAATAAATATAAATTGTTTAATTCATAAAAAATGGAATAATTATGAATTAAACAATTATATAAAAAAAATAGAATTTCAAAATAAAATTTTAGAAAAAGCTTATGAAAATAAAACAATGTTATCAATAATAGAATATTTAAATTTAGAAAAATATATAATAGGACGTATTAGTTTTTGTTGTTTATTACAATTTGCATATGAACATAATAGTGATATTATTAAAGAATTAAATATTCCTGAATTAATAGAAAATTCTAAAATTTTAACAATAGAATATAATAGTGGATTACAATTAAATATTATATCTAATAATGATAATGAAAAACCTTTATTAGATATATTAAATAGATGTTCAACAGCATTTGGTTCAAGAGGTTTTAAAGAGAGATTATTAAATCCAATAAATAATAAAAATGAATTAATATATAGATATAATAAAATAGAAGAATTATTAAAAGATGAAATATATAAAAAAATAAATAAAAATTTAAGTGGTATAATTGATTTAGAAAGAGCTAAAAGAAAAATTTTATTTAAAAAATTTAATCCTTGTGAATGGGGTTCTATTATAAATTCATTTGAATTTGCAATAGAAGCAATTAAATATATAAATGATAATAATACAATAGAATTAATAAAAAATTTATTAAATGAATTAACAATTTTAAATTTAGATGAATGTTCTAAATATAATATTAATGATATAAAAAGTAATATTTTTATTAAAGGATATTTAGAAAATGTAGATAAATTAATGGATATTTATAATAATAAAATTGAATTATTAAATTCAATTATTATTAATATTTCAAAATTAGATGATAGTATTTGTAAATTAGAATTTAATGATAAAGAAGGATATTTTATTTCAATTACAAAAAAAAGATATGAAAATGCATATAAAAAAGATAAAAATTATATGAATAATTTTGAAAAAAAACTTACAACAAATAATACTAGTTATAAATTAACATCAAAAGAAATAAATGATGCATCACATATTATTGAAAATACACAAAATGAAATTCAAAATATAGTAATTAAAGAATATATAAATTTTCTTGAAACATTTATTAATAAAAATAAAACTTATTTTGATATTATTATTAATAAATTAACTGAACTTGATATAAATTCTTGTAATGCTAAAAATGCATTTGAATATTGTTATTATAAACCTATTATTGATTTAAATACTGATAATTCTTATATTAAAGCAGAAAATTTACGACATCCAATAATTGAAAGAATAATTACTGATATTGAATATATTGGTAATGATATTTCATTAAATCAAAATGGTATTTTATTATATGGAATAAATGCATCTGGTAAAAGTTCATTTATGAAAGCAATTGGTTTATCTATAATTATGGCACAAGCAGGTATGTATGTTCCATCTACATCATTTATATATAATCCTTATAATCATATTATGACAAGAATTTGTGGAAATGATAATATTTATAAAGGTATGAGTAGTTTTGTTGTAGAAATGACCGAATTAAGAAATATTTTACAAAGAGCAGATAAAAATAGTCTTATTATTGGTGATGAAATTTGTTGTGGTACTGAAGCAATTTCTGGTATTTGTATTGTATCTTCTGCTATTAATGAATTAATTAATAAAAAAGCTTCTTTTATATTTACAAGTCATTTACATGAATTAACATCAATGTCTATAATTAAAGATAAATTAGATACAAATTTAAAAATATATCATATGCATATAGATATAATAGATGGTAAAATTATTTATGAAAGAAAAATTAAAGAAGGTCAAGGTTCAAATATATATGGTATTGATGTTTGTAAATCATTAGATATGCCTATAAATTTTATGAAAAATGCAGAATTAATGAGAAAAGAACTTCAAGGATTAACAACTACAATTGTAAATACTAAAAGTTCTAATTATAATAGTAAATTTTTTATGGATATTTGTCAAATATGTAAAATTAATAAAGCAACTGAAACACATCATATAAATTATCAAATAAATGCAGATAAAAATGGTAATTTTGAAAGTTTTAATAAAAATAATAATCATAATCTTGTATCTATTTGTGAAGAATGTCATTTAAAAGAACATCAAGGACAAATAGGAATAATAGGATATAAACAAACAAGTGAAGGAATAATTTTAGAAATAGATAAAAAATCAAGAATATTTAAATTAATTAAAAGAGGAAAATATTCATGGTTTTATAAAAAAAAAATTACTGATAAATTTCAAATAATTAATGAAGAAGAACTTTTAAAATTTTATAATAAACAAACAAAAGGTAATATTAAAGAAATAACAATTGAAATGGAACAAATGTTTTATGATCCTACTATGTAAATTTTATTTTTTTATTTTTTATATAAAAATGAAAAAAATTGATTTAATTATTTTTTTAGATAATATTATATATGATGTTATATATTCATACAACTATGCTTGAACCTGCAACATTATCTATTGGTCTATATTTAATAGCAAAATCACATAAAAATATAAATAATAGAATTATTTATAAAAATCCATTATTATTTAAAAAAAAAGTATGTAAATGGATTAAAAAAAATCATAATACAATTATAGATACTGTTGTTGATGAAACTGGTAATTATTTATTAGATACATTAAATTTAATAAATTTTAATCCATCTATATATGTATTAATGTATTTATTAGTATTAGTTTTAGTAGTCTTTTTTTAAATTTTTTTAATTAAAGATATATATTAATTATGAAATTAATTAATGATAATTAAAAAAATTAAAATTAATTATTTAAGAAAAATAAAATTATTTTTAATTTATTTAATTATATTTTTTTTAATATATATATTATATTTATTATATGAAAATGATGATTTAAATAGTAATAATAGAACTATAGAAAAAGATGGATTTATTATTATTAATAATCCATATAATAAAAATGATATTTTAAAATATTTACCAAAAGGATATAATTTTATAAATTATATTTATGAAATAAAAGGTTGTTCTATTTCTACTTTTCATCGTGATATTACATCTAGTCAATATATATTTAATACAGAATATCCTGTTTATACATATATAATTTATCATAATACTGGGAAATTATTATCTATTGTTCCTAATAGTCATAAAACTATTCCTTTTTTATGGGATAAAGTTTATACTATATCAGGAAAAGGTAATACTGGAATTTTATTTAATAGTGATTTAATTCACGCAGGTGCTATTAATGAATTTGGAGATAAAAGATATGCTATTCAATATAAAATATGTCATTATAAAGATTTAAATAAACTAAATCATTTAATAGGTGTTAATAAAACAAAAATAGGTAAATGTTCTAATAAATTTTCATATGAAATATTTTTAAGAAAAATATCATTATTATTTCCATATATAATAAATCATTTATTTACAGAATTAATACAAAAAAAACCAGAAAAAAATAGCATATTAGATTATTTAATAAATAAATATTATATAGGAGATTTTTATTTATAAATAAATAATAAGAATATGTCTATAATAAAAACAATAAAAAAAATTAAAAATAAAAATAAAACTATTAAAATAATAAATAATAAAGTAAATTCATTTATTATTTATCCTAATAATAATAATAATATAAAAAAATTAATAAAATGGACTAATGAAGATGATGTAGATGATTTTACTGAAATAAATGATTTAATTATAAATCAAACAGAACCACGAATATCAAAAAGAAATATCTATATAATTAATTATAAAATAGTAAATGATATATTATTTAGTTTTAATTTTAGTTTAAATGATAATCCTTCTATATTAACACAACAAATAATATATAATTATAAAGAAGGTGATTTTATTCCTTTTATAAAACTATTATATAATTTTATAAAAGAAAATAATGAAAATAATGAAAAATTTTATGAATATTTATCTATTATTGCTAATTCAATAATTAAATTAATATATGATTATAAAAAACTATTAATAAATATTGATACTTATTTATTAGCTAATAAAGAAGCTAAATATAAAATTGATAATATAATAAAAAAACAAAAATCTCCAGATTATTTTAATTTATATAGAGGATTTAATTATAAGCGTTATAAATTATTATTAGATTATGTTAAAAAAAATATAGAAAATAAAAATGATAGAATAACAATTCCAGCAATATTATCATCAAGTATATATTTTCAAACAGCAAATAGATTTGCCTCAAATGAAGAAGAAATAGGTAATAATATAATATGGATAATTAAAATAAAAAAAGAAGTTTTTGATAAATTTAAATATTCATATTTAGGAACAGAACAAATAACTTTAAATATATTAGAAAATTTAAATATAAATAATATAGTTACAAAAGAAGCAGAATTTCTTTTAAATTATGGTATGATACTTAAATTTATAAAACAAGATATAAAAACAGATATAAATAAAACTATTTATTATTTTGAATTTATAGATTATGATGAAAAAAGTATTAATGATTTAAAAAGAAATTTAAATATACATATTGATAATACAAAAATTCAAATTGAAAATGAAGAAATAAAAAAATCATTAGGTGGAAAAAAAATAATTAAAAAATTAAAAAATTATAAAAGAATTAATACTTAATAAATTATATGATATATATAGAAATAATAAAATATAAATTAATTAATGAAATTTATATTATAAATAATAAAATAGATAAATTAATTTTAGATTATATTGATTTTAATGAAAAATATAATAATGATAAAATAGAAGAATATTTAATTTTATTAGATACAAAAATAAATGAATTAAATAAATTAATTATACTGAAGGACAATTTAATCTTATTGGATTAATTTTAATAATATTTGGATTTTCTATTAAAGAAGATAATATAGAACTATCTAATCTATTTTCATAAGCATTATTTTTTTCAATATTTCTTGTTAAATTTTCATTTTCAATAGGTATTGGACTAAATTGATAAACTTTATTAGGATTTCTAATTGGTTCTGGACATTCTTGAACATCTATTTGTTTTTTAGTTTTCATATTAATTTCAGATTTATCTACTGTTTTAAAATCACCACTTCCTTTAGGAATATATTTTCCTGCATTATTTTGTAATATTTCTCTTGTATCATCTACTTCTAAATTATAATCTGCTTCTCTATCTGTTGGTATATGTGTAATAGTACTTTTAAGTGTTCCATTATATTCACAATGACTATATTGTCTTTGTGTATTTTTTAAATCTATATCTTTATTTAAATAACCTCCAAAAATACTTGTCATTAATCCAGAAATAAATCCATATTCATTATTATTACATCCTACTAATGTTTCTTTAATAGTTGTTTTTGCTATTATTTTAGGATCATATGTATAAGTACTATAATATGTAACATTATTAATATTTCTTGTTGTATCATATTTAGGTAATGTTTCTTTAATAGTTGTTCTAGCTTTATCTTCATTATTAATATAACCTATTTCTCTAACTTTAATATTACCTTCATATGTATCATGAATATTAGTTTCTTTAATAGTTGTTTTAGCATCATCATATAATGCAGAATAAGTTTCTTTATTACCAGTTAAATTTAATTTATCACTATCATGAATATTAGTTTCTTTAATAGTTGTTTTAGCATTATCATATAATGCAGAATAAGTTTCTTCATTACCAGTTAAATTTAATTTATCACTATCACAAATAATAGTTTCTTTATTAGTTGTTTTAGCATTATCATATAATGCAGAATAAGTTTCTTTATTACCAGTTAAATTTAATTTATCACTATCATGAATATTAGTTTCTTTAATAGTAGTTTTCATAATATGATTAACAGGATCATATAAAGTTTGTTTTTCAGGAAGTTGAGGTACAGCATTTCCAAAATAACGAGGATTATCAATAAAATATTCTTTAAATGTAATTTTTAAAGCATCTGTTACAGGTGCAATAAAACCTTTAATAAGAGAAGTTAAATTTGCAATAGGTGTTTCTTGTTTAGATAATTCATGTTTTTCAGTATCATAAATAAGAATTGAATTTTTACCATAATTATCATCTTTATTAAAATGTTCTAATTGATTTTTACCAGTACCATAATAATCAGTATGTGTTGCAATTCTACTAGTATCTTTTAAATTTTCTTCAGGTCTTGATGTATCTTTTTTTAAATAAGAAAGACCTTTAAACCAATTATCTTCAGTTTGTTTATATGAAGTTTCAGGTCTATTTTTAGCAAAAGGTGTAACTTCAGCTCTTTTATCAATAATACTTTTCATAGGACCTTGAACAGGAATTTCAAAAATACTATTTTTTTGATTAGATTTAGCTCTTAATTCATCAATATCTTTAGGTTTAGCATAAATAAGACTATCAGGTTGTTGAAAACCACCAGAACCAGTAGATGTATATCCTTGATTTAATCCAGGTCCAACTCTAACAGATTGAATAGGATTAAAATTATTTTGTATATTAGTAATATTAGTTCTATCTTTAATAAAATCAGTATTATTATTCATACCTCTAATAAGTGATGTATCACTAATAGGATCAAAAAAATTTTCAACTTCTGTTTTTTTATTTTTATATTCATTATAACCAAATTTTTGATGAAATTCCTGATTATTATCTAAATTAACATTTTGTGTAACACCTTTTTTTAAAAAAACTTGCATATTACCATGTTTAAATTTTTCAATAGAAATATTTTCTCCACTTAAACTTTTAACTTTATTTGAAGGAATATTATTATATTCATCAGTATTCATAAACATATCAGAATAAGCAGGTCTTGGAACAACACCAGTTTTAAATGGATTTTTAGATTTATTAAAAGAATTATTTGCTAATTTTTGTTCATAATCTTTAGTTTTATTATAAAAATCAGAATCATAAATATTATTCATTGATGGCATTTCATTTGATAGAAAATCCATTTTTATATATCTCTAAATCAATAATGGATAATTATTTATATCTATTTATCACTTATTTTTAATCAGCATATATAAATCCATAATCTTCATTATCTAAATCATCATCATTATCTTGTTCTTCTTTACCTAAATTATATTCTCTTTCACCTTCATCTTCAAAATTTTGATCAATATCTATATTTTTTTTAATTTCAATATCATCATCGTCAATATCTAAACCAATTTTTTTCATTTCTTTTAAAATATCTTTTTCTTCTCTAGTTTTTTTATTTAAAGAAGCTAAAATTTTATCTTTATTTTCTTCTCTAATTTTATTTATATAATTAATTTGATCTTCTAATGTAGGCATTTTATTATTTAAAATAATATTAAAAATCTTTTTATTAATATCATTTGTAATTAATTTACTTAATTCATTTGATATAGAAATACTTGGAATAAGTTTAGGATTAGAAATAATATCAGGATAAGAAGGTAAACACATAGCTCTAATAATAATTATAGTTCTAATTTGTATTATATCTGTTATATTATCATCATTAATAATAGAAGATAATTTATCAAGTTCAATAATAGTATTATTAATTTTAATAATAAATTGTTTAGCATCATTTTTAAGATGAAAAAATAAGATATTAGAAATAGCAATTAAAATTTGTTTATAATTATTAAAAGTATAATTTTTAATAATTTCAGGTTTTTTATTAAAAAAATTATGAAGATATGTAGTAGTATGTATTGTATATATATTACGAAGTTTTATTTGTATATCTTTAATATTTTCTAAAGTTAAAATAGTATTATCATTATAATTTTTAAACCAATCATTCAAAGAACTTATATATATATTTTTATAATTAATAAAATTAGTAATTACATTAAATAAAATATTTTGTTCTTTTTCTTTATTTTTTTCTAAATAAAATCGTTTATATCTGGGTTTATTTAATACTCTTTCTTCAGCTAATTTATTTTTAGCTTTTTTTAAATCATCTCTTGTAAGTTTAAGATATATATCAGCACTAAAATTTTCATCAATTCTTTCTAAACAACAACCTAATAAATATTTATGTATTTTTTCATATTTATATGAAGGCATATAAATTAAAGCTTCAATAAAAGAATTTAAGAATTTATCATTTTTAAATTCTTTATTTTTATAAAGTTCAATTAGTTTTTTTCCAGCTTCTAATCCTTTATTTTCTTTTTTCTTTTTTTTTTCAATTTTATTAAAATCATTTAATTTTTTTACATAATTTTCATTTAATTTATTAATTATTATTTTTTTAAAATTTTTATCTAATTCTAAATAATTATAATCATTATCACTAAATTGTTCTTTAAATACATCTTCAAATATACACATAATATAATATAAAACACCATCTTTACTATTCATATCATAAGGAGCTCCATAATCATTCCATAAATGAATACAATTAATATAACATCTATCTTTTAAAAATAAAAGACTAGAATTTAATATTTCATTTTGTATTTCAATACTCCATTTACAAATAATATCATATATCATAGAAATAATAATATTCATATATTCAATATTTGCTTTTTTAAGATTTTCATCTTCATTTTCACTAATTAAAACAAATTTAATAGGTTTTAATGATTGTTCTTTATAATAATTATCATCATATTTATCTCCATATATTTTTTTAATAATTATATATTTTTCAGGAATACCTCTATAAAGATTAAATAAATGTGTAATAATTAAATCATAATTAATAGGTAATTTACTAATTTCTTTTAAATTAACTAAAAATGGAATAATTATTTTTAATGCTTCACTAAATCCTTTTTCAAGATTATAATAATATTTTTTTAATTCATCATATGGATTAAATTCTTTTTCTTCTATTTCTTCTATTTCTTCTTCTCCTTCATCTACATATACTGCATTTTTTTTATAATCATCAACTCTAATAGGAATACCTTCATAATTTTTTAAATCTAATCCTTTTTTAATTTCATGTTCATCATCTTCAAATGTAAAAGATATTTTATAAATATCTTTATATGTATTTAAAAGAAGTTGAAATCTAGTTTCAATATTAATAAAAAGTTTATTAATTTCATCAATATTAATATTAATAAATTTATTTAATGTTTCTATAGAATTATCAATAGATAAATTTTTACGAATAGTTCTTATATTATCTAATATTATATCAAAATTATCATCATTTAAATTAATTAATAAAGTATTTAAATCATTAATAATAGGTAAAGGTTCAATATAATTTTTTTCTTTACTAATTAATTCTAATTCTTTTTTAAGTTTAGTACTTGAACGAAATGTAATATCAATTAATTTATAAGTTTCTTTAAGAATATTAAAGAAATAAAATCTATTATTTTTTATATTTAAAGGTTTATTATTAATATTTTTAGAATATTTAATTTCTTCTATTTTTTCATTTTTATTTAAATCTTCTAAATATTTTTTTAGAATTTCAAAATCATTTATATTTATTGTATCTAAATCATTATTAAATCGTTTTAATAATGAATTTAAATTTTTATAATGATATTCATCATTATCTATTTTTTTTAAAGGTAAATCTATTTTATATGATTTTATTAAATCATCAAAAGAAGCAAAATTATCAGCAGATTTCATATCATCTTTTTGTCTATCTTTAATTAAATGACTTGCTATTATTTCATTTAAATAATTATCATCAGTTATAACAGGTTCATAAAAATAAACACCCATAATAGGAATATCTCTTTCATCATCTTTAAAAATAATATATTTATCATTATTTTTATTAGTCATTAAATCTATAATAGTAGTAGTAGAAGCATTAAATTTAATTTTAGGACTATTATTATCATAAACTAATGGAAACCATAATTTATTTTTATTTTTATAAGCAATTTGAATTTGTTCTTTATTACTATTTTTAATTTTAGAAACAAAATCTTCAATATCTAATGTTTCAAAATTATCTCTTACAGCATCAGCAACAATAATAAAATTTTTAATATTTATATTAAATTTTTGTCTTTGTATAATATCAGTAAATAATTTTAAAAAACCTTCAGCTTTAGTTTTTGATTTAAAGAAATTAAAAAGATAATTATAAATTTCTTCATTAGAAAAAGCAACAAAAGTAGGATTTAATTTAATAATTTCATTTAAAGATATTATTTCATAATAATCAATTTCATCTAATTCTTCTTCAGAATATTCAAAGTCTTTTTCATCCATTTCTATACATTTAAAATAATAAAAAAATAAAGAAATAATATAAATTATTTATATATTATATTAGATGAAGAAATATAAGAAAAAATAAAAAATCATTATTAATAAAAATTAAACACAAATATTATTTAAATTACGATTACAAGATAAAACATAATTAGGATTATTATATGGATAACCAGGTGAATAATTTATATTTTTTTGATGAATATCAGACCATTGTTTTAAATTAGTTGAATAATCTTGTTCAATATTTAAAGAAGGCATAAATTTTTCATTAGTTTCTGGTTGTTCAATTAAAGGAATATGATTATCTTTAGAAACCATTCTATAATTAATACCAATTTTATCAAAAGTTTCAATAGCTTTTTCTTGTGGATTATAACATAATGGATCAAAACGATTAATACCTATTTCTTTTAAAGTACAAGGAGGATTAGATAAACGACAACTTTCAGTAGGAGTAGAACATTTACGAATATCAGTATTTATTTTAGGAATACATCCAGTAGAAATATATTTATTAGGAGCATATGCATCACTATTACATTTAGAATTTTTATAATTTAAACCATTTAATTCACTATTATCATCAATAGCTTTTTTCATACTACATAGATTATGACCATAATTTTGATATCTAATAAAAGGATCATTTGGAATATTTTGACTACAATCATCACAATCATTAAAAGGCGTATTTAATTGATAAGAACCAGGATAAATAGATCTTAATAATTGTTCTTGATATGAACTATTATCATATTTCATTCTAGTATCATTAGGATTAAACATTATTCTAATTATAATAGAATAAAAATAAAAAAAATTAACAATTATTAATTTTAATTGGAGGTGGTAATGGAATAGAACGATACATTATAGATTGACAAGTTGGAAGATGTTTCATATTAGTATTAATAGGAGGAGTTTTATCATTATTAATAATATTATTTTCAGATGGTTTATATTGATTAGTATAACATTTAGATAAAATACGAGTTTGTCCTCTTAATTCACTATCTAAATCTACAAGATTACCTTGAATATGTGAAACAGCAGTACCACCTACAAAACCTAATTGATGAATACATTTATCATTATGTTCATATCTATAAGGAGCAAGAATATGTCCTAAAGTATCAACACTTGATTGTAAATCTATTTTATAAGAACAAGTATCATATTTAGTTCTATTAAAACTCATAATTCTAATATAAATAAATATTAATATTTTACATATAATTTGTTTTATTAAAATTTTGTCTATTTATATATGAACGTGTATCTTCACCGCCATTTACCCAAATAGGAACAATATTATCTGGATTTTGAATATCTTTCATACAATCAACTAAAGGTATAGGATGATTTAATTGTAATTCCATTAAAGTTTTTCTACAAGTAGTATTACCTTGTGTTGTATCAGTACCAGATAATATATCAAGTTCTTTATTCATATCACCACTACATCCTTTTAATTGTGGAACACCAGTAAAAATTCTTTCAGATAATTGTATTCTACATCTATCTCTTGTAATAAGATTATCATTTTTAATTAAATCACTATAAATATCTACAAGACAAGGTTCAGTTAAACCATAACCAGGACGACCTCTTAAATTAGGATGATCATACATAAATTGTGGAATACGAATATTAGGATTTTCACAATCTAATAATTGTGTAGATTTATCATAAGTATTATAATTAATAATCTTATCATTTTGAAAATTTTTATATTCTTGCCAACAAGTGTCTGTACAAATATTATTTTGATTATCAAAATATGTAGAATTATTATTCATTTATCTATTTATTAATTACATTATATTATTATAACATTGATTACCATTATTTTCTTTACAAGTTTTTTTTCTACTATAAAGCCATAAACTAAAAGCTTCTTGATCATTAGGAATAGTAGTAGAAGGTATTGTATAAAATTGTCTTTGTGAATAATGTCTATCATAAATATCATTTACATCTTTATAAACAGTATCTTTAAAAAATTTATCAATTTGTTTTTTAATATTTATATTATCAATATTACAAGCTTTAATATTATTATCATTTTTAAATATATTAGTGTTCATAAAAGGATTATCTTTATTTGGTTTAATACAATATTTATCATTAATAATAGCTCTACTTTTATTATCTAATTGTTCTTTTAAATTTTTTTTTGATTGATTATTATAAAGATAAACATAATATAAAAGTAAAACCACAATTAAACCAAATAATAAAAATGAAATATCTCTAAAAATTAAACTTGTTATAAATGATATAAATATAATTAAATTAGCTAATGCTAAAAGTTTTTGTTTAAAAGTCATATCATAAGATGGAAAAAAATTAATCATTATTCTATTAAAATAATTGAAAAGAAAATTTATTTTTTATTAGCTTGTTTTTTTTGAAGTTCTGCTCGTTTTGCTAAATTTCGTAAACCTTGTTTATTTACAGACATTTTAGATTTTTTTGAACCTTGATTATTCATATTCATACTACTCATCATTTTCATCATATCTGCCATATTAAAACCTGAATTATCATTACCATTATTATTACCAAACATTGAAGGAATTAAAGAAGCAAATTTCATAGCATCTTGCATAATAGCATCTTGATTTAATTCACCAGAAGAAATTTTATTTGTAACCTTATTTCCAACTTTTGTAAAAAGTTCTCCTAAACCATTTTCAGGACTTGCTAATGCTTTAAAAATATCTCCATCATTATTATTAATTGTTTCTTTTAGTTTATTAATATCAACATCATTTATAATTTCCTTAGCAATTTTACCAATAGTTGTATCTTTAAGATTTTCCATATTATCATAATTACTATCAGATTTTACATTATCAGCTTTAATAGTATTTAAACGAGTTATAATTTTTTTATAATCTTCATTTTCTAATTCAAAATTTTCATCAAATGTTTGTAAAATTTTAAGAATATTTTGAGCATTTTCATCAGTCATTTCATTTTTAAATATATAAAAAACACTTAAATAATGATGACATAAAAAATTATCTCTTAATAATTTTGAAATATCACCAATAGTAATTTCATTAAAAATAATAATAGATTTAACATCATCTTTTTTTAACCATTCATCACAATCTTCTTTATTAATTTCTAAATAAGATTTCCAAAAATCCTCATTACAATTTTCATTTAAAAATTTTACATAATCATCAGATGTTTTATCAAATTCTTTATAATGTTCTTTAACAGTATCTAAAATTTTTTTAGCAGTTGAACTATGTTCTTTATGTTTTTTAGCAATAGTTCTAATTTTTGTTAATAGATCATAATAATATTGATTAAAAATTACAACAGAAGAACCCATTAAATATAGCTTTATATATTTAAAAATAATTAAATATCCTTAAATAAATTTTCTCGTTCTTTTGTTAATTCATCTAAACTTGGTAATTTTCGTCCTTCATTTTTTGTCGATTGATTTTTATATTCATTTTCCAAATTATTATTTTCTTCATTACTATTTATAAAATCCCATCTATATATTTTATCATTATTTATTGTTGGAGAATTTATATTATCATCATCTATACTACTAAAATTATCTGATAATATACTTCCTAATGAAAATGATGATGGTTCATCTTCTTTTTTTTCAATATTTATTGGTATAGGTGCATTAATTGAAGATGTTTCTGTTATTGTTTTTTCTCTTGTACTATTACTTGTAAATAAATAACCTCTATTTGGTAATAATAAATAATCAAATACTGATTTACCATAAATTATTTCTTTTGTTGGTAAAAACATTAAAGCTGGAACATTAGTAATTTTATGTTTTATTATACCAACTATTGTATCAATACAAACCAATTTAATTGATTTTTTAGTATCATGTTTTTTAATAGTTTCTATTAAAATAGAACAATGTTGACAAGAATTACTATAAAATAAAATCATTTATTTTATAAATGATAAATTAAAAATGAAAAAAATGACATAAAAAATTATAAATATTTAAATAAATAAGAATTATAAAATATGTTTAGTGATTATTTATATGATAATAAAGCTGATAGACATTCATTTATTATATCTGATATAGATTTAGCTATTATTAATTCTATTAGACGAATTATTTTAGCAGAAATACCTGTTGTTGGATTTTATGGTGAAAATGAACCTACTGTTGAAATTTTATATAATAATGGACCATTACATAATGAATTTATGATACATAGAATTGGTTTAATTCCTCTTAATATTAAAGAAGATATTACTGAAAATTATAATGATGGTGATTATATATTTGAATTAAATGTTGAAAATAAAAATAGTGATATTATTAATATAACAACAGGTAATTTTACTGGTAAATATAAAGATAAAGAATTAACTAAACAAGAATTAGATGAAATTTTTCCAACTAATAAAATTTCTAAATCTAAAATTCTTATTACTAAATTAAGAGCTGGTGAACATATTCATATTAAAGCTACTGCAATTAAACGAACAGGAAAATTAAATGCTTCATTTTCTCCTGTTTCATTATCAAATTTCTATTTTATACAAGATAAAATAGAGGCAGAAAAACAAGATAATATTTTAGATAAAGAAAGAAGTTATCATAAAAATATTTATGGTGATCCTTCAAAAATTAATTTTCAAATTGAAACAATTAATGGATTATCATATAAATATTTATTTAATAAAGCATTAAATATTATTATTGAAAAATTAGAAAATTTAATTACTAAATTAATTAATAAAGAAATTGATATTGAACCTGTTTCTAATTGTGAAAATTCTTATAATTTTCAAATTAATGATGAAGATGATACATTAGGTAATATTATTCAATCTTTAATTCATAATAAATATATTAGAGAAAATACAAATAATAAATTATGTTATTATGTTGGATATATTTGTCCTCATCCTTTAATTAATCAATTAATTGTTCGTTTTACATTAAATAATAATGATATAAATGTATTTTATAAATTCTTTATCGATAATTGTAATGAAATTATAAAAAAAATTGAAGATATTAAAAAAGATTGGATTAAATTTTCTAAGTAATTTGTTGTTTATAATAAATAATTACATCAAGATTACAATCTTTAAAATAAGTATTATAAAAATAATCACTTAAATTTATATAAGATGTTAAAATTATTGTTCTTCTTTTTTTATCAGAATTATAGATTTTTTCATCATAATATTTAATTAAATTAAATGGAACTAATTCTGAACCATATGTATTTAATAATATTTTTGTTTTTTCTTCTAATAGAGGTGTCAATTCTCCTTCATAAGAATATTCAAAAAAAGGTAAATACATATTTTTAATAATAATAAATATTATTATTTTAAATCTTTAAGTAAATTATTATATAAATTATAAGAAATTTGTGAATTAACAATTTTATCATCAATATCATATATATAACTATTCATATCATAAACTATTTCTCTTTCTGGTATAAATTCTGCTAAACTATTATTTTCACTTGCTGATTTAAGTTTATCATCATTTAATGAACATTCATTAATAACACCAATAATTTTAATCATAAGAAAAGTAGTATAATTATTATTACATACAGAAATAATTTTAATATGTCGTGCTAAAGGTTTTTTATTTCTATAAATAATAATATCTATATCTAATAAATAAATATTTTTATTATTTAATGCAATTTTATAACGATTTAATGTTTGATTTATAATATTAAAATTATCATTATTATTAGGAAGTTTTAAACTATTATCTTTAAGTTTTTCTTTAAAATTATTAATAGTATTATTATAATATGTACCTAATAAAGATAAATAATTAATTTCATTATTATCAATCCATTTAGACCAATTAATACCTTCAATTAAATTTATTTGTTTAGAAGGATTTATATTAAAAATAATATTAAATTTATCATTTAATTCATCATTACCATAATCATATATAACCATATTTTCATTTTTTACTTTTATATCATAAGGTAAAGATGAATAAATTTTATTATAATCTGGTGGATTAATATTTGTATTTATATAATTTTTATCTGTAAAATTCTCAATTTGTTTTGTAACTACTATTAAAAATATAACAATAATAACAATAATTATTACAAGTTTTATAATCATATTATTCTATAATTTATAAATTATATTTAATTTATAGAATAGTAGTAATGATTATCATTCCTATATTAATATATATATTAATTTTATTACTTTTATTTATATTGAAACCTTCCATGTTATTTGATAAAAATGGTAATATAAAAACATATAATTCAAAATCTATGATAACTTTAGATATAATTCATCCAATAATAGCGATTTTATCATTTTATATATATTTATTAATAAAAGTTTCAATTAAAGGTTAAAAACAAAATTATTAATAATGGATATTATTAAAAATTGGATACAAAATTCTTATATAAATAATAATAAATTATCATTTAATTCTTGTTTATTTATTTCAGGATATAGCGGTATTGGTAAAAGTTATTCTATTAATAAATTAGCAAAAGAATTAGATTTATTTATTATTAATATTGATAGTTATAATTGTTCATCTTCTTTACAATTAAATGATTTTTTATTAAAATCCTTTATATCTTCTTTAATTCAAGTAATTACAAATAATAATCAAAAAAAAATAATTATTATTGATGATTTTGATATATTAATGGCTATAGATAATACAATTAATATTAATTTATATAATTTTATATTAAATAATACAAATAAATTAAAACATATACCAATAATATGTATAATTAATAATGATTTAATTAAAAAAATGGGTGAAATTAAAAAGAAATGTCAAATAATACAAATGCCTAATATGAATGAATATGAAATATATAATATATTAAAAATATATAATAATCTTATAACTTTTGATGATACTTTAAGAATAATAAAAGATACTAATTATAATTTATCTAATGCTATTAAAATTGTTACTAATACTAATTATAATAAATTAGATGATATAAATACAATTGATGATTTATATGGTAATGATTTTAATAGAAATAAATTTAAAAATATAATTTTAAAAGAACAATGGATAATACCATTAAATTTTCATGAAAATTTAATAGGAGAATTAACAAATAATAGAAAAGGAATAAAAAAAATAAAAGAATTATATTATAAAGATTTTATTAAAAATTTTTGTTATTTTGATGTATTTATGTTTAAAAATAATGAAATTGGAATAGATTTTTTTATAAGTATAATATCTGATTTATATACTTTTCCTATTAAAAAGAAAAAAGAACAAAATAATAATAATTTTACAAAAATGTTAAGTTATTTATCTTTACAAAAAAAAAATAATAAAAATTCTTATAATAAGTCATCTTTTTCATTAAATCAAATAGGTAATTATCATCTTAATTGTATAAATAAAAAATTTATTTATTAGGTTTATTTTCTATTTTTTTTATTCTTTTTTTTAATATAAAATGAAAAGAGCTAATAATAAAGATAAATCACATATTAATAGAATACATATCAATTATCTTCGTGAATTAAATTATTTAAACGATTGGCTTAAATATAGAAATCCAAAAAAAATGACAAATAGAGCAACTGAATTAATAGATGAAAATAAATTTATAAAATTAGCACCAGATGATATAAAAGATAAATTAGGAGAACATTTAAATGAAAAAGTAGAAATAATAAAAGAAGCAATAGACCGTAAACTTTATAATAAAATAGTATTTGATAATTTTATTAAAATGATTAAACCAGAATTTAAAGATAATAATACAATAATTAAACAAATAGATGAAACAATTAAATTACATGATCAATTCTATAATGATCTAAAAAAAGCAAAAAGTATAATTGCTAAAATTTAAATTTATTTTTATTTATATTTAATTTCTATAAATAGAAAATTTATTTATTAATAATAGATATAGAAAAATAATGAATAGCATTGATGGAGATAAATTAAATCCAGCCTTTGATAGTATTAAAAATGCATTTTCAAGTACTACAGATACTGTAAAAAATGCTGTTTCAAATATAAATAATTCATCATATGCAAGTTATTTTAATAATAATTATTTATATATAGGATTATTATTAGTAATAATAATATGTGTAATTATAGTATATTTTTTATACACTATAATTACAACTAAATTATTTTTAAATATAAGAGAAATAGCTGATAAAACAAAAGTACCAGTATTATGTACAGAACAAAAGAAATTAAAATTTACATTTGATAAAACTGGTAATGGTGAAAGAAGAAGTTTTAGTTTTTGGATTTATATTCATGATATGAATAAATATAAAGATAATTATAAAAATGTTTTTTCTATAAGAAATGATGATAAAAGTATTATTTTAGATAATGCATCACCTTATATATTTCTTGATAAAAATCAAAATCGTATGTATGTTCGATTTGGTAAAAAGAATTCTACTGATAAAAATCCATTAACATATGGAAATATTACAGATGGTAATTTAAGTAATATAATGAAACAAGGAATTACAATACCATATATACCACTACAAAGATGGGTACATATAGCAATTGTATGTAATGCAAATTCATATAAAAATTATGTTTATGCTTATGTTGATGGAGATTTAGTAAATACAACAAGTCAAAATGAAGAAGATAGATATATTCCAAATTGTACTAAAGATTTACGAGATATAGATTTAAATATAAATGGTTTATTAACAATAGGTGGTATTCCAAATGATATGGCAGAAGGACCAGGATTTTCAGGATTAGTATCAAAAATAACAACATATAATTATGAATTAAATCAAAAAGATATTTTTGATGATTATTATTCAGGACCAATAGGAGGATTATTAGCTAAATTAGGTTTAGGAATGTATGGTGTTAGAAGTCCTATTTATAAATTATAATATATATAAATAAATAGAAAATGTTAAACATTATTATTCAAATAATATTAGGGTTATTTTTAATATTAATAATGGCTTTTATTGCTTATTCTATTTATGATAGAGAATATTTAAATTCAATAAATTTATTTAATACTAATAAAAAAGAAACAAGAATATTTAAAGGTGTTTATCCTTATAATAATTCTTTAATAAAAGTTGAAACATTTAATAAAAGTGATCCTTATTATTTTGATTTAAATCCATCAGTAAATCAAAATGGAGGTGCAGAATATTCATATAATTTTTGGCTTTATTTTAATATAATAGGTGATAAAATATATAATAATGTTGATACATCTAAATATATAATTTTATTTTATAAAGGAGTTAAACAGTTAATACCATATAAACAATTTAATTATAGTTGTGATACAGAAAGTACAGAAAGAACACCTAAAAAATATATATTAGTTAAAAATCCATTAGTTAAACTTAATAATAATGGTAAAGAATTAATTGTAGAATATAATAATATAAATACACCAGATACATTTAATTCAAGTGCTATACCTTTAAATTGTAGTACAATAGAAAATTTATATGATAATAATAAAAATAAATTAGGAATTAAAAATATTGATACTAAATTATTTAATAAAAGTTATAATATGATTACTATTGTAATGCAAGAAAGTCCAACAAATGAAGAAGCTTTATTTCAAAATAGAACAAATTGTAAAGTATATTTTAATGGTAGTTTAATATCAGATCGTTCAACATATAATAATGATATAACAAATGAATTAAACACAGATACAAGATCAACAGTTATGAAACAAAATTTAGGAAATTTATATATAAATCCATCAAGTCAATTAAATGAAATTAATACAGATTATATAGATACAACTTTACAAGAAATAACAGATATAGATGATATAACAAAAGATATTCCATTAAAAATGTCAGATTTATCTTATTTTAATTATGCATTAACTGTAGATGAAATATATAATTTATATAATAGAGGATTTACAAATGAATTAGCAGATATAATAATAAAGAATGATGCAACAATAAATAAAGATATAATAAAAGGAAGAAAAATAAATTTTGATATTTATAATTCAGATAATTATAATCTACAAGTTGAATCAATATAATTGATATAATCAATATAAAAAATATAAATTATAATTAATATAATGGTTGCTGGTTTAATACAATTAGTAACAACTGGTTCATTAGATAATTTTATAAATATAAATCCGAATATAAGTTATTATTTATTTGCTTATAAAAGACATACAAAATTTGCATTAGAAACAAAAATATTAAATTTTGATAAAACAATTACAATTGAAGCATATAATAATATTTTTAGATGTAATATATCTACAGTTTCTGGTGATTTATTATCAAATTTATATTTAGTATATACAATACCAGCAATATATTCAAGTGATAAATATAGATTTAGATGGGTTAAAAATTTTGGGACACTTTTAATAAAAAATGCTAAATTTTTAGTAGGTAGAACTGAAATAGATAATATTTCAGGCGAATTATTATTATTATTAAATGAATTATCATTAAATGTTAAAGATAGTTATAATAATATTACTGGAAATGTAGATTATATGTATGATCCAAAAATACCAATACCATTTATAAAAATTAATAATAATAGATATGAAACAATAAAATATCCAATAGGTGATAAAATAAATGATATTCCATCAATTAAAAGTAAAGAAATTATAATACCATTAACATTTAATTTTACAAAACATCCATCATTATCAATATTATTATCAAGATTACAAAATAGATATGATATATTTGTTCAATTAGAATTAGAAAATATTGAAAATTTATATCAAGTATATTCTAAAGATTTAGATATGTATATTAGTCCAAATTATTATAATGAATTATATCCAAATGATATAATAAATATTAATACTTTTATTAAAACAAATAATATAGATGCACATATAGAAGGAACATTTGTATATTTAGATAATTATGAAAGAGGATTATTAATGATTGCACCAATTAAAAGTATTTTAATTGAAAAAACATTTATATCAAATTTCATAGATATAACACCTGGTAATAATTTAAAAACAGCAATAGAATTAATGGGTGCAAATCATCATAATAAAGAAATATTATGGACATTAAGAAGAAGTGATTATTATAAATATAATGATAATTTGAATTTTACAAATGGAATACCAGAAGATGAAAATAAAACAATATTATCAATGGCAAATATTTATTTTAATGATGCAAAAATAATGGAAGATAAATCAGAAAATTTTTATAATTTAATACAACCATTTCAACATCATAATTGTATTCCGAAAAAAGGTATATATTGTTATTCATTTGGATTATATCCAGATAAATGGCAACCAACAGGAAGTTATAATGGTGCAAATGTTAGAACATATTTATATGTATATATAAAAAATGCAGATAATTCATTAATAAATGAAAAATTAAAAATATTAAATCAACCAACATATAATTATATATATAAATTAAGATATTATATAAGAAGTTATAATGTTCTTGAATATATTGGTGGAAATGTAGGTGTTAAATATGCATAATAATAATTCTATTTATTTTATTTATTATAAATAATGGATTTAACATTATTTATAGTAATAGTTATTTTAATATTTGGTATATTTTATGGAATAAGTATTATAAGTGATTTAAGAAATGATATAAAAATAATAACAGGAAATAAAGATGAAACAAATAATATGAAAGGAATGATAGATAAAATTAAAGATATATTAGAATATTTAAAAAGTTATATTTAATTATTTAAGAAGAAAATGCAATTATAATTATAATTATAAATTTTTAAAAAATGCCAAGAAAAAAAGTTATAGCTGATGTTTTAGTTAAAAAGGTAAATAAAAAAAATATAATTGATACTATGATAAAAGAAACTGATAATGAAGATGATATTATTTTACAATTAGCAATACCACAAAATAAAATTAATTCAATTATAAATAATGATAGAAATGATAATAAAATTATAGAACCAACACCTTATGAAAATATTTGTTATTTTACAAATGATGTAGAAAATATTTCTTGTGATAATGAATATTATCATAATAATAATTATAATAATACTGAAACTAAAAATAATTCTTGTTGTTTTTGGTGTTGTCATCATATTGATAATCATATTTATGGTATGCCGTATAATTATGATACAATAAATGATACATTTTATATAATTGGTTCATTTTGTTCATTACAATGTGCAAATGCATATAATTTTTCAGTAAATTGTGGTTCTGATAAAGTATGGGAAATTAATAGTTGGATACAAATGATAGCAAAAAGATATGGAATAAATAATATAATTCGTCCTGCACCTTCAAAATATCTTTTAAAAATGTTTGGTGGTAATTTATCAATTGAAGAATTTAGAGAAGCACATTTAAATAATGATAAAACTTTTATATTAAATATTCCTCCTATGATTTCTATTAATGCTACTTGTGAAATTATTAATACTTCATATCTTAATAAAAAAAAATGATTTAAAGATTTAAAACCTTTATATTAACGTAATAAAATCATATTTAAAGAAATGTCTTCTTATATTGATGAAGACATATTTTTTACTAATTATAAAGTTAGTACTATTACATGTAATGTAGATATTGGTGTAAATATTGATTTAATTATTTTATATGAAAATTTTAATATTGAAAATAAATCTAATTTTGTTTGGATTTATTATCCTAAAATTATTGATAAAGAAAATAGTAGAGGTGTTTATCCTAAGAAAAAAAGAAATGTTAAAAATATTTCTAATAAAAAAACTTCTTTTGATAATCAAGTTACTGTTTTATATAAAAGTGATAATTATCCTAATTTAAAAATTTTTAAAAATGGTAATATACAAATTACTGGTGTTAAAGATAAAAATGATGTTACTATTATTATTAATGAAATTATAACTGAAATTAAAAATATTTATAAAAATAATCCTAATATTTCTTCTACTGAAGATTTAATTAATAAAATTGGTTTCTATAATTTTCATATTAGAATGATTAATACTGATTTTAAAACTTTCTGTGATAAAGAATATAAAGAAAAATTTTTAATTAGAAGAAAAGTTCTTCATAAAATTCTTATTAGTGATTTATATAATAATAAATGTAGTTTTGAACCTGGTAAATATCATGGAGTTAAATTAGAATTTTTCTGGAATAAAAAAAAAGATTATCAAGATGGTATTTGTTCTTGTTCTGAATATTGTTTTGGTAAAGGATCTGGTTGTGGTGATAAAGATTGTAAAAAAATAACTATTGCTATATTTGAAAGTGGTAGTATATTAATTACAGGTGGTGTATCATTTGAACAAATTGAAGATGCTTATAAATATATTACAACAGTTTTTAAAAATAATAAAGATGAAATTAAAAAAACTGATTTAAATAATTTATTATTATAATTTTTATTTATTTATTTCATTAATAATTTCATCTATTTTTTTTATTATATTATCAAATCCATTTATTGTATTATCTTTATAATATAAATATAATTCTATTTGATTATATACTACAAATTTTAATTTTATTAATTCATTTTCATTTGTTATTATTTCTCTTTTACATATATATTTATTATTATTATCATCATAATAATCATTATATATATCTTTTAATATTAATTATGTATTTTCTATTTTTTTTTGTAAATATATATCAATATATTCTATTATTTTATAATTAAATATTTCAAATAATATTAATTGAATATCATTAAAATTATTATATTTTTTTTTATTATAAATTAATTCTATATTATCATCTTCTTCTATTTGATTATATTCTTTAAATATAAGATAATTATCATTATATTTATATTTATAACATGTAAATGTATCATTATAAGTTATAGAAACTTGTAATCTATCAGTAGCATTTTTTTTCATAAAAAATCTAATATTATCCATTTTTAATTAAATTATTAAATAAATAATTTTAATCATTTTTTATTTTATTAAGCTTAAAAAATAAATTATCACTATTGGAAATTATAATAAAATATATTACTAAAAAAGATTATAATAATTAATATTTATAATATTATTTGATAATGTTTTAATAAAATATTCAATAATATTTTCATATCCATATATAATAATATTATTATTAATATATAATTCAATATTTTCATATCTATAATTATATGAATTTACTTCAATAACATTTTGACTTAATACATATAATATATCTTTTATATAAAAATATAAAACTTCTTTTTTTCCATTATAATAATATCTATTATCAATAATAAAATTGATTTTATTAAAATCTAACCATTCACATATTTTTGCAATATTATCATTGTTAATATAATCCATATTTAGATTTTATCTACAAAAAATATAATTATATTTTAAATCATTTTTTATTCATAATATATAAAAAATAATATATTAATATTTTTTATATATAAATTAAATAGTTAATATAATAATTAAAAAATATAATAGTATCGTAATATATATAAAATAATTAACCTTTAAAAATATAAGTATAATAATTTTATTTATATGACATATATTAGAAATATTTATTATAATTTACTTGCAATTCAAAATAATATTATTTTGAATTTTTTTTTAATTGGAAATATTATATATCCTTCATATTTTAATGATAAAGTTATTCATTATAAAAATTTAGGTGATACATATTATAAATATATATTTTTTTTAAATTTAGGTGATAAAATACATAAAAAATATAATATTGATATTATAAATATTGGTTTAAAATTATATGACAAATATAAAAATATTTCTAATAATAATGATAATTCTGATGATGAATTAGAAGATATTTTAAGTAATATTAGTGAAATTAGTGATATAAATGATATATGTAATAATAATGAATTTGATAATAATGATTTAGATGATAATATAAGTATTATAAGTGATATGAGTATATAAATATTATATAGTAATAATTTCATGACATAAACCTAATTTTTTACATTCTATAGGATTTAAAATCATAAATTTTTTATTAATCATATTAATATCAGATAATTTCATTTTTGTTTTTTCTTTTAATATTTTTTTAATTTTATTAATAATTAATAAAGTATTTTTTATATTATCATCTAAAAATAAACTATAATTATCAAAAGTATAAAGAAAATTACATACTATATAAGTATGACTATACATATAAATTTTATCTGTATAAAGTAAAGGAAGTAAATTTTCTAAACTAATAGGAATATCAATAATACTATATTTTAATGTATTTATTGTTTTAATTTTTGTAATAAGATTAAAAGAATTAAAAATATAAAATATATTTTTTATATCATATTTAAAATCTTTTTTTTTATTAAAACAATTACTAAAAGTTGAATAAATTAAACAAATTTTATCATTATTAATTTTATTAATTTCATTATCTAAATTTTCATTTAACATATCACAAGAAATATAAAGATTATATGTATTATTATTTTTTATAATTTCAGTAATATTATTATTTTTTTTATTTTTATTTTTAAAATTATAATTAATAATTCTATCAACAATACCTTTTTTAATACAATATTTAAAATCTAATATTAAATTATGTTGTAATAATTCCATTAATTCATCTTTTGTAAATAATGTTTTTTTAAGATACATATTTATAAATGATTTAAAATAACTATCAAATTTATTAATAATATTTATAACTTCATTTCTTCCATTATTAATATAACCATTTATTCTATATTCATGTAATAAACAAAAACTATTTTTGGTCATTACTCGATATGGACTATTAATACTTAATAATGTAGCTGCAGAGAAAGAATAATTATCAATAATTGTAGCAATTGGAATAGTAGTAATATTAAAAATACTCATTAATCTTAATGCATCTTCTAGATTACCACCAGTAGAATTTATATGAATTAAAATAGGTTTTGGATTTTCATCTTTATTAATTTTTCTTATATTATTAAATAATTTATCTATATTTTTAGTATTTATTTCTCCTTCTAAATAAATATGATTTAATTTATTAGAATAAAAATCTTTATCATTTAAATTTTTAAAAAAACTAGACATCTTTTATATATTAATTATTTTTTAAAAATACTTAAAGATTTAATAATAAAATATAAATAAAAATAATTATGTCTAAAGAAGATTCAATTGGTATTGGTATTGATTTAGGTACTACTACTAGTTGTGTTGCTGTATGGATTGGTGATAGAGTTGAAGTTATTCCAGATCATCAAACAGGATCAAGAATTATTCCTTCATATGTAGCATTTACAAATGAAGAAAAACTTGTAGGAGATGCAGCTAAAAATATTTCAACAATGTATCCAAAAAATACTTTATATGATATTAAAAGACTTATTGGTCGTAAATATGATGATGCATATGTTCAAGCAGATAAAAAATTGTGGTCATTTGATTTAGCAGGAGATGAAAATAATAAACCAATTATTAATGTAGATTTTAAAGGTGAAACTAAAAAGTTTTATCCAGAAGAAATTTCTGCTATGGTTCTTTCTAGACTTAAAGAAACTGCTGAAGCTTATCTTGGTCATCCTGTTAAAAAGGCTGTTGTAACTGTTCCTGCTTATTTTAATGATAGTCAAAGACAAGCTACAAAAGATGCTTGTATTATTAGTGGAATGGAATGTTTAAGAATTATTAATGAACCAACAGCAGCAGCAATTGCATATGGTCTTGATAAAAAGAATGAAAAAGAAAGTACTATTCTAATTTTTGATGAAGGTGGTGGTACTCATGATTTATCTGTATTATCTATTGATAATGGTATTTTTGAAGTTAAAGCAACTGCAGGAGATACTCATTTAGGAGGTTCAGATATTGATAATCTTATTGTAGATTATTTATGTGATGATATTAAAAAGAAATTTTCAAAAGATGTAAAAAATAATGCTAAGGCTCTTAAAAGATTAAATATTGCAGCTGAAAGAGCTAAGAAAAATCTTTCATCTTCTACTGTAACAACAATTGAAGTTGAATCATTAATTGATGGTATTGATTATTCAACAACTTTAAGTAGAGCTAAATTTGAACAATTAGCTGATAGTTTCTTTACAAAATCAATGGACCCGATTTCTAAAGTTTTATCAGATGCAAAAATTTCAAAAAGTGATGTTGATGAAATTGTTCTTGTTGGAGGAACTACTCGTATTCCTAAAATTCAAGAAATGTTAAATAATTATTTTAATGGAAAACAATTAAATAAAAGTTTAAATCCTGATGAAGCTGTTGCTATTGGTGCTGCTATTCAATGTGCTATTTTAACTGGACAAGGAAATTCAAAAACAGATAGTTTATTACTTTTAGATGTAACTCCTCTTTCTCTTGGTATTGAAACAAGTGGAGGTGTAATGACTAAAATTATTGAAAGAAATACAACTATTCCTACTAAGAAATCTCAAACTTTTTCTACTTATTCAGATAATCAACCAGGTGTAGATATTAAAATTTATGAAGGTGAAAGAGCTTTAGTTAAAGATAATAATCTTTTAGGATCTTTTCATTTGACTGATATTCCTCCAATGCCTAGAGGACAACCTAAAATTGTTATTGATTTATCTGTTGATGTTAATGGTATTCTTGAAGTAACTGCAAAAGAAGAAAGTACAGGTAAAACTAATAATATTAAAATTACAAATGATAAAGGAAGATTATCTAAAGAACAAATTGAAGAAATGGTAAAAACAGCTGAAAAATACAAAGAAGAAGATGCTAAATTAAAGAATGTTATTGAAAGTAAAAATGATCTTGAAAATTATCTATATGGAGTTAAAAATAGTATTTCTACTAAAAGTGAAGGAGCACCTCCTAATTTTGATGAAGTAAAAGCTGAAATTGATCCCATTGTTACTGAAGGTCTTAAATGGTTTGAAGAAAATCCTAAAGAAGAAGCAGAAACATATAAAAATAAACAAACAGAATATACTAGTAAAATTCAACCATTATTAATGAAACTTCAAGGTATGCAAATGCCTTCTAATATTAATCCAGAAGATTTCGCACAAGAACCAAATTCAGATGATAAAAAACCTAATGATGGTCCGGTAATGGATGAATTAGATTAAATTTTTTTCTAATAATATTTGGTATTAACTCAATAATATAAGGATTTTTATTCATTATTTTTATTATAATATCTATATTTTCTTTTAATTCATCATGAATAAAAAAATAAATATAGATATTAATATCTAATAATTTTTTTATAAAATTAATATTATTTTTAAGTTCATTTGATGCATATTTAAAATAATATGAATTATTATAACAAATATTTTTAATTATTATTTCATTATTTCTATAATTATAATCAAGTAATTTAATTATATTTGGTTTTTTATTTAGAATTTTTATAATTATTTTTTCATTTATAAATAATTTTTTTATATTATTTAAATTATTATTATTAAAATTTATTTTATTTATAATTAAATCTATATAATTATTATCATTTTTATATTTTTTTAAAAATAAATTTATATTATTATTATTTAATATTCCATTTCCATAATTTTTTTCTATTAAATATAAATTATAAATATGTAAAGCAATATCATCATTATTAATTATTTTTTTTATTAATAATAATATCATTTATATATTATTATTAATAATCATTTATATATTATTTAATTATTTCAATATAACAATCATTACATATACATACATGTCCACATACTGGAAAAAATATTTCTACATTTTTATTCATACAAATACAACATTCAATATTTATTCCTACTATTTTTTTTTGATTTCCATTTATTTTATTTTCTATTCTACACATTGGACATTTAATTAATATTTCTCTATTTGGACAATTATATATTGAATGACCTCTTATACCACAATATTCACAATTATGAGCTTCTATTGTATGAAATATATTACTATTACATTTCAATAAATTACATCTTTTTGATATATCTATTACATCATTATAATATTCTTTTAATCTTTCTTTTTCATCATAATTATTACATTCATATTGTCCATGACCCATATTACCACAAGTTCCACATATATGTCCTCTTGTAGTATGAGTTAATTTATATCTACATCCTCTAACTTTACAATAATTAATATTTGTTTCCATTCATTAATAAAAAATAGAAAATAATCTTTATTTATTTTTATAAAAAGTATAAAAAAAGATAAATTACAAAAAAAACAAAAACAATTTTAAATTTATTTATTTTTCTAAAACTTTATTCTTTTTTTTCAAAGATATAATTTTTAATATTAATTTTATAAAAAGTATAAAAAAAAGATAAATTACAAAAAAAACAAAAATTGTTTTTGTTTTTTATAAATAAATTATTATAATAATAAATTTATTATAATAATAATTAAATCATAATTAATTCAAAAATATAATATTTTTTTATTTTTGAATATAGATGGTGTATTTAATTGTGGTGGTAAATAATTACCTGTATAATATGTTCCTTTAACAATATCAATGTTATTCATTTAAAAATAAATTAAATATAAATAAAATCATATTTTATATAATTTATATAAAAATAAATAATTTTTTATTTATCGGTTGAACCAAAACCACCATTATTTCTTTTTGTAATATCTAAATTTTCTACTTCTTCTAAATTTACATAAATTTGTTTTTTAATAATTAATTGACAACATTTATAAGGATATGTAATTTCAATAGCATCATCAGCTATTTTTGTTAAAGCAATTAATAAATTACCTCTATAACTATTATCAATAATACCAATATTATTTGAAAGAATATAACCACTTTTACTAATTGAACTTCTTGGTACAATTTCAGCATAATAACCAAAATCTAATTGAATTTTAATACCAGTATCATATAATGAAGTTTTAGAATTAAAATCTTTAACTTTTTTAATAATACTTAAATCAAAACCAACATCACTCCAATTTTCTTTTAAAGGAATAATAGCATTTTCATCTGTTTTAATAACACAACAACGAGGAATAGTAGAATTAAAATTACAAAAACTAAAACTATATTTATTATCAATATTATTATAGATTAAACCAAGAAAATCAAAAGAATTACAACCATATTTAATTAAAAAATAATCATTATTATCATTTTCATTTTTTAAATATATATATGGAATATTAAGAAAATTTGCAATTTTATCAAAAACATCATTTAATAATGATGTTTTTTTTAAATTAATATCATTATTAT